CCTGCCATCAAAGGTTGGCGTCAAGATCTGCGCCTTGCTTGTGAGCTGAAAATCAGTGGCATTGCCGCAACCACTACCACTGAACAACTGGAGGCTTTCATCTTGAGCGACAGTTACACCTCGTGGCCGCCTGACCCCTATGCGCCACAGCCTGTGGTCGACCAGGGCGGTGCCGTCTGATGGCAGTTAAGGCAAAGGCTGGCACGGCCAAGGTCGAGTTCAAGTCTCGGGCCAGGTACAAGAAGACGAGCATCGGCAACTCCGTCAGGAGTAGGCCAAGGGGACGCAAGAAGAGCCGGGGCCAGGGTCGCTGATTGGCGGCCTTGGCGGTAGGAGATAGGCTGCTGTCGTAGCTAACGACTGGCAGTGATCGAGGTAGCGGCAGCTGTAGTGGGTGCAGCCATCACGGTCGGTGCCATGGGCATCGGCACCATGGGCAGTCGTGGCCGTGAAGGCAGGGATGCTGTGATCCGCCTGGCCGCCAGTGTGGACAACGTGGCCAGCAGGTTGGAGCAGCTGCACGTCGACATCAAGGCTGACCGCAAGGAGACCTTCAGCCGGCTGAACAACATTGAACAGAGGGTGGCCAGGCTAGAGGTGCCGCACCAATGAACGCCTTGGAGATGCCACTGGAACTGGCTCTCCGCAAAGAGGCGACACAGCGTCTGCTGCAGGACCTGTACGACGACAAGAACCTGGATGGGCTGATGGCTGCGGCTGAGCTGTTGAACCAGCTGTGGCACCAGCAGTCGACAGCAGCGAAGTGGTTTGCCAAGGAGGCAGGGGACAACCTGGCTGAGGCCTGGCAGGCTGGGAAGGTACACCGACCGGAACACGATGGATCGGGTTGCTGACTACGTCGCCTTGGCTGTGGCCATTCATGGGGCGGCATTGGTGTGGGTGAACATGACCCCCACGCCGAAGGACAACCAACAGCTGGACAAGTACAGCCGCCTGGTAGTCCGTCTCTACCGGGTCATTGAGATCCTGGCTGGCGTCGTCTCCAGAAAGGTGAAGCAGTGAAGGGCCAGAAGAAGGTTGCTGCTGTCCTTCGTGAGTACAAGAAGGGCGAACTGCATAGCGGCAAGGGTGGCCCTGTGGTGAAGAACCCACGGCAGGCACTGGCTATCGCCTTGAGCGAAGCTGGTATGGCAAAGAAGCGACGCGGACGCTGACATGTGCTCACCTGCGATGACTGGTGGCGGTGCCGCAGGTGTCGGCAAAGGCCTCGGCATGGGACTGACCGAGGCCCTGTCGGCATCGCGCATTGCGAAGGAGGATGTGCAGCAGGGCAAGGCAGTGCAGGCTGACCCTCGCCTGATGCAGATCTACGAAACTATTGGGATGCCTGGCCGACCTTCATGAGGGGGTCGGTGTCTGGCTCCCATAGCTTGATGGTGCTGGTGTCGAAGTCGTAGTCACCGTGGCGCAGGATGCGGGAAAGCCTGGCCATGTGGACTGCATCGCTGTAGGTACGACCTGCCTTCTTGTAGGCACCAAGCACCTTGTCCCATAGCTCAGGCAGTGTGACTGCATCGGCCAGAGTCTTGGCTGCAGTGACAGGGCCAAAGCCCTTAAGGCCTTGGTAGTTGTCGGTGCTGTCACCAGTGAGGACCTGGGTCATCCATGCACGATTTGCATCGACGGGGTGGATGACTTCGATCTGGTCGTTGACGAGGATCTGGCACGGCACGGTGCGCATGTCCTTGTCGGGTGAGACGACGATCGGGTTGGACAGGGTGCCATTGGTGGCCAGCAGACCGAGCACGTCGTCAGCCTCCAGGCCTGTGTAGGTGCGGGCTGGGTAGGTCTGCTCCATCCAGATGCGCAGGTCCCTGATGCCAAGGGGCTTGCGCTTGCCAAGGCGGTTGGCCTTGTACTCCTGGTGGATCTCGTGGCGGAAGGTGGGGTAGTCGGAGAAGCAAAGGATCAGGTCGTTGTCGAAGGTGACGTCCCGCCAGAAGGACAGCCTGCCGCTGATGTAGTCCTTGACGTCGCCTTGTTCGAGGTGAAGGGTGTGGGTCCATTCATCCCAGCGGATGTCACATTCATTTGCAGCGCAGGCGGAGTAGAGCAGCCAGTCAGCGTCGATGAGGAGGGTCATTGGTCAGGGTGCGGGTGTGGCGGGTGTTTCGTCAAAGCTGTTCAACCATTCCCGAAGGCGGTCGCCTGTCGGTGTTTTGACTGGCCAGGAGCAGAACTTGAGCAGGGCCTTGCGATCCCTGAAGCACATTGAGGCATTGGGTTTCCATGCCAGGTACATGGCTCCATTCCATTTGTCGAACTGCCGCTGGATGCGCAGACCAGGGGCAGAGAAAAAGTCGTCTTTCATAGGTAGGCCAGGCCCTCAAAGTCTTTGTGCAGCTTGAAGGTGGACATCCCTTCGTAGGTCCTGGCGTGGCTGACGGCTTCCGTTGGGATCTTTGTCTCCATCGTGTACCAGGCATGGCCACAGCTTGTGCATTTCTTCCTGCGAATGACAGCGTCGTCTCGGTAGTGCCTGCTCATCGTGGTACGGATGAGGCCGCAGTTGCACTTGGGGCAATTCATGGTGGGTTAGGTGCCGAAGTAATGGGACATAGGGACGACCAGTCGACCGGTGTCCTGGTCATAGAGCAGCTTGTCGCAGGGTCCTGTCTGCCCACTGAAGCGGTTCTTCAGGACCCGTAGCTGCAGTTCATTGCGCTCAGCCACGTCGCCTTGCTGGTTTCGTTCAGCGCCGATCACCATGTCCGACAGCTGGGCAATGGCATGGCTGCCGCGCAGCTGTGACAGGGAGGTCTGAGCACCCTCTTCATGGCCACGGCCTTCTGGTCGCTTGAGGTGGGACACCAGGATCAGGCCAATGCCTGACTGCTCCACCACCTGGCGCAGCTTGGTGCAGGTGACGTCAATGGCACGCCGTTCATCGAGGTCAGCAAGGCCACTGATCACGATGGTCAGGTGGTCAAGGATCACCATGTCTGCGCCCTCTGCATCAGCCAGGTACCTGATCTTGTTGATGAGGTGCTCGGGGTCCATTGACCCAAAGTGGTCGTACAGGAAGCAGCGACCGGTGCCAAGCACCCGCTCAAAGCCATCACGCAGCTCCTCCTCGGTGGCCAAGGTGGGGTCCAGGTGGATGGGCTTGTTGAGTTCAATGCCAACGATGCCCTGCATGGTCCGCTTGGTGGACTCCTCAAGGGCGATGTAGCCAACACGCAGGCCCTGCCGCAGGAAGTGATGGGCAATCTCCCGGCAGACGGATGACTTGCCCACCCCACTGCCAGCACAGATGGTGGTCATCTCCCCCTTCCTGAAGCCACGGGTCATGGCATTGAGGACAGGCCATGGGTACTGACAGATGGAGACAGCGCCTGGCTTGATCAATTCCTCCCATAGCTCGCTGGCATTGACGATGCCGTCGGGCCGGGAGGGCGTGGCCTTCCACAGCAAGTCACGCAGCAGGTCGCCCTCGCCTGCCAGCAGCATGTCGTTGGCGTCCTTGCGGGGCAGTCGGCAGATGGCTGCCTTGCCCAGGGGCAGGACAGTCAGTGCATCTTCTGCTGCCTTCTGGCCAGGCTCATCACTGTCAAAGCACAGCACAATCCGTTGGAACTGACTGAGCCATGCAGCGTTGGCAGCCAAATACTTCTTGGCTGACTGCGCCCCATTGGGCAGGGACACCACGGGGTAGCGGTTGCCTTGCACCTGGCTGACCGACATGGCGTCGATCTCCCCCTCGGTGACAACGACAAAGGCGCCACCACTGCCACCGATGCCTTGGCGCCAGAGGTGCTGGCCCCAGAGCTGCATGTTGCTGGTGTCACCCAGCCAACGGAACCGCTTGTTCGCATCACGCAGGTGCTGCGCCACCTCCTTGCCTTGCTGGTTGCGGTAGGTAGCGACCTGCACAGGCACGTCGTTGTGGACGCTGTACCCGTAGCCGTACAGCTTGCAGGTATCTGCCTGAATCCCCCTCTTGTCGAGGGCTTTGGTGGTGACGAAGTCCAGCAGGGGTGTGATCACTGGTGCCATGGGCTGGATAGGTTCCAGCTTCTCTTGCTTGGCCGGCTGCTCCTGGTACCCGCACCCAAAACAGGTGGCGTGACCGTCGTCGTAGCGGGCCAGGTTGTCTTTGCTATTGCACTCCGGGCATGGTTCATGCCTCAGGAACTTGGATGGCATGGGTGTACCAGGTGGTGGGTATGTGGCCTTCACACCAAAGGAAGCCGTGGCGCTCAGCCCATTGCCAATAGGCCAGGGCGCCAGGTCTACGGGACAGCTTGGTGTCAGCCCGCATGAAACAGAACCGGATGTCCTTGTCAGGGTGTGCGGCCTTGACTGCGATCATCTTTCTCCGGTCCTCTGGTGTCAGTAGCCCCTTGGTTTCAACCATCACCCCATTGGGCAGGATGAAGTCAGGGGTGTACTTGGCGTGGATGACGTAAGGCAGGACCTGCCCCTCGTAGTTGAAGGGCAAGCCCCGCTTGTTCAATGAGCCAGCAACTTGCTGCTCAAACTTGGAGCGGTAATCAGAAGTCCGACTCGTCGAAGGCGATGGACGTCGTGCTGTCGAACGGCGTTGCCTCCGACGTGGTGCCAGTCCATCCGTCTTCTTCGCCAAAGCCAAAGCTCTCTGCGCTGCCGCCACCTTCGACCAGGTCAATGATCTGGACGGCTTTCAACCTGAGGGTAATGCCGGCACCAAGTGCTGCCTGATAGAAGGGGCAGGCCTCAAAGTTCACCTTGGCCACGGTGCCGGACCACATGCCCTTGAGCGACTCACGGTCACGGACGGGTTGGCCCTTGGAGTCAAACAGGGCAGGCACCGAGGACCAGGCGCGACCGTCACGGTCAATACCCTTGGCCTTCATCTTGGTCTTGATGACGAAGCAAGGCTTGCCGTCGATCTCCTCGTACCCATAGGGCAGGTCAGCCAGTTTCCAGTCCTTCTTGCTGGGGTCCTGTTGCTTGAGTGATGCCTTGTGGCGGGTGAGCAGGTCGTCCAACGCATCAGCCAGGGCCGCGGCCTCAGCTGAATCGATGATGGCCGTCGCCTTATAGACACCCTCAGGGTTGAACTTGGTTTCGGGTTCGATGAGCTTGGGGTACTTCAGCTTGGCGACAGGGGTGGTCAGCTTCAGCTTGTCGATCAGGTTGTAGTTCATGGTCAGGTGATGAAGTAGTTGGACCTGCGGACCAGGTCGATGTCAAAGTTCCCAACTGCGGGAAGCTCGGGCAGTTTGCTGTGCAGTTCAGCTGGCAGCTGGGCCAGCAGCTCAGAGGAGATGGTGGTGAACCAGTCCTCGGAGTACATGGCAGCAAAGGTGTTGCGGACAGAGTCCCGCACCCTGCTCATCTCAGCTGGTGTGGTGGCAAAGCAATCGTGGATGCCACCCAGATTGACCACACCCTTGGCGAACGCATCGACTGTCGTGAGCGCCATGTGACTGGCGTCCAGTGAGTGGATGATGTTCGGGCTAAGGCCATTGCCCATCCGCTTGGGGTTGAGGCCAAGCTCCTCGATGTTCAAGACAAAGCGCCCGAGCACAGGGGATAGATGGTGCAGCCTGATCAGCACACGGCGCATGTTGGGGTACTGCTGCCTGATGGTCAGGCCTGATGGAGAGGTCCACTGCATGGGCGTGTTGCTCTCACCAGCCAGTGCCCCGACCCGCTTGAACCAATGCATTGCTGCCTTGGCGGGGCCGATCATGTTGGCCGTCTCATTGCTGAGCAGGGTTGCCATGTAGTGCATGGCTGCGATGGCACCGTCTTTGAAGTGCCATCCGTCTGTGCCGTACAACTGCAGCGTCCTCTCAAACGACCAGACCTGGCAGTGCTTGAACACTGTCTGCCTGGTGGCTGAGTACGGCATGGTCATGACCACTGCCTTGGTGAGGGAGCGGTCAGGCTGCAGCTCCAGCCAGGAACGGGCATGTGGGTTGTCCACATCAGCCCGCAGGTGCTCAAGGACAGCAGCCAACACACGGGAATAGATGTCCTGTGGGTGGTCGCTGGGCATCAGGTTCACCAGCTCAGCCATCTGCTCATTGCGGAGCAGGGCTGAGTAGTGCTGGATGCCAGAGCAGGTGCAGTCCAGGACGACAGGTAGCTGGCACCGATAGGCACCACGCTTTTCGACGTACTGGTATGCGGCACGGCAGAAGGCAAGGAACTGCCACGGGTCATCGGCCTGTGCCCAGAACTCAGTCATCTGCCATGGCTCCATGCCGGAGCGACAGATTGCTTCCTTGTTCTGGTGCGCCCAGTCCAACCGAGTACGCCAGCTGTGCTTGCTGTACCCGTAGAGGTTGGCGCCATGAACCCAAAGCCATTCGGCTTCCTGTTCATTGGCAATGGGCTGACCGTTGGCGAACTGGAGCAGGGAACGACCGACGTCGTTGGTCTGAGGATTCAGGAACGGCGGCCTGTAGTAGTACCGCCCTCTGAAGTCCAGCTGCATGGGGAAGTACAGCTCCTGCTCATCCGCAAAGCGACGAGCCAGCCACAACTGCTTCGCCAGGGCGATGCGTTTGTTCCTGGTCTTGTCGTTCTTCTCGTGGATCTGCCGTGCGTTGAAGCGCCACTGAGTGATGTCTGGATGACCCTCAGGCAGGTGCTTCGGATAGGGCGGCGGCTGCCACCCCTCACGGGGCATCAGCTTGCCGACTGAGATGTTCTTCTCCCACGCATGTTCAAGATGCTCAAGCACCCACCGATTCACCTGCCATGCGACGGACTGCTGGTGGTTAGTGGCCTTCATGAAAGGCTCACCACCACTGCAGTACTGGGCAACCATCTCACTGTTGTCCTTCAGCAGGGTGCTGTTGGGTATGTCAGTGAGGTAGCCACCTGAGATTGGATCATTCCAGTCCCTGGGTTTCACCAGCATGGGCAACTGGAAGGGGCAGAGGAACTGCCCTGTCTCGTTGACCTTGCCGATGAAGTCGAAGCACTCGGCCGTTGCACGCACATAGGTAATTGTGCGGATGCCGATGCGCACCTTCTCCAACTTGATGAGCCCTGTCTTCTGGGCAATGACCGACACCAGGAACGCACCCGTTGCCGACCGCTGCTCTGTCGTCCAAGCCTCCGTGTTTGACATCCGCTTGATGTCATTGACCTTCTGCTCAAAGCGACCACGCACCCGCTTGTGGTTGGCCAACTCCCACCTACTGGCACGGGCCAGCATGGCTTCAACCCATAGCTTCTCCCCTACTGACAGGGCCAGAGGGGGCAGGCGCATGGGCTGGCTGATGCTGTCGACCACCACCCGCAGCGCACAGGCAGCGATCTTGTGCGGGGCCAGGGTGAGCAGGGGTTGCAGGTCCCTGTAGTAGACACCTGCCTTGCCCTGCTGCAGCCGCTTGCGGTGGTGCCTGATCTCAGCGACCACACCATCCACGCCCATGGTCACCAACGCATTGCCGTAGGTGGAGAGGGACTCCATCTTCTTGGCGATGCGGTTGTTGCGGAGCAGTTCATAGCGATCTGCCCCGAGCATGAGCATCTCCTTCTGTTCCAGAAGAAGTTGGTCCTCTTCAGTGCGCACGTTCCCATCCGGCATTAAAACCAAGGCGGATCAAAGCATCAGCAGCAGGATCAAACTCAGTAGGGAAAAGTTTCATCCATGCCTGGTATGCCTTCTCTCTTTTGACCTTAGTATCTTCCAGTTCTGGCGGGCGCTCTGGCAGGAACGTCCAGTGCGTAGTGCCATCCATGTGTGCCGAGTGCCAGTAGCCTGAGTACCAGCCAAAGCCTGGCTTGAAGTACAGCACATTGCCTTTGGCATCAGCATCATCTTTGATTGGCGGTTGTTCCTTCAAGACGTAGACGTTTTCAGAAAGACGGTTAAATGTTTGAGTCATTGGCTTTACCGATGAGTGTGATGTTAGTGGCAGATGGGTAACGGTTCTTCGCAAAGTACCGTGCTTGGCTGTGATTAACGGCGCGGATCAACTCCCGCATGGGGCGACCGTTGCCGAAGCTGACCTCAATCCTCCAAAGACTGGAGTTCTGCTTGGTGGTACGGCTGATGCCTTCACCAAGGTTGGGTGCGTTGTCCTCACCCCAGTACAGGGTGAAGTTGTGGTCTTTGCCTCGGTTCACCATCCGTGCTCCTTGTATTTCTCATGGAGTCCGGTGTAGGTGCCGTGCAGTGGGTGCCCATAGGGCAGGTGTTTGCGGCCATCAAGGAAGTACAAGCGCTCAAGTCGTGCGACTCGGGCCTCGTCTTCCTTCCGCCAGCTGGGGTCATACGGCATGGGAATCACGGATAAGGCGGTCAGCCACCTCGTTGATGGCCAGGTAGCAGATGCGTGCTTGGCCTGGGTCAGGTGCCCAGGTGCGCACCTCTTCAGCAATGACAGTCATCACTGCCTGCATACGACTGTGCCCGTCGATCAATGCTTCACGGTCTTGCCAGTAGGCAGCCATGCAGCGACCGACCAGGTCAATGCCGAACTTGATCTCAGCTGGGCTCTTGCGGGCCACAAAGGACGCCGCATCTTGCGTAACCGACGATGTCGACATAGGAATCGAGGTGATCGGGTGTGTTTTGTAGCCGGCTGAGCTTGAGGCAGATCATCATGTGAGCCACCTGGTGGGCAGTGATGTCTGCCCCCGTAATGGCTGACCACATCAGGGCAATGCGATCAAAGCTGACCCGAGGGTCGCCGTAGTCCGCTGCCCTGTCGTGCGTGATCGACTCAGCTCGCCGGTCGAACTCATTGATCCTGCTCATGCTGCGTCGTTCGGTGGGTTGATCTTCTTGCTTAGAAACCTGGCTGCCTGCTGCCTGTCCATACGACCACGGTCAGTGAGGGTGTAGCCCCCCTGGCTGGGGCGCAGGAGACTGGCCTGCTGCAGTACCTGGACTTGTTCCTTGACTGCATCCTGCAGCCATTGCTTGTCACGGGTGAGGAAGGGTACCTGCACCTCGGCTACCAGCTGCGGGTGAGTGAGCACCCGTGGGTAGATCTTGAACAGGACGGTCAGGATCTCATGCCTGAGCCGTGCCATGACCTGTGATTCAGTCATCGGTTGGCGTTCCATAGGTGGCCAACACATGGCGGGCAAAGGCTGCAGCGATGATCGTGTTCTGGTTGTTGGGGCTGCCGCCGTAACTGTCTTTCCACCAGTCCCGGTACAGCTCCATCAGTTGCAGTTCAGTGGGTTCAGTAGTCATGTGTCGTGTAGTGGGTGTTGAGGGTCGAAGTCAGGGTCAAAGCCGTAGTCCTCTTCTTGGCCGTGGATCAGGATCTTCTCCCGCTCTGGCGTCCATCTGAGGGCTAGCTGTCTGACGTCTTGAGCCAAGTTGGTATGGCCGTCAGCAAACAGACGTGCTGACACCTGTATCAACAGTTGATAGGGCTCTTTCATCGGCAGGTGGATACGACGTCACCGCTGAGGGTCGTCGTTGCCTGGCACCCATACAAACCACCGTCTTTGGTTTGTCCACTGACAGCCCATTGGCCAGGGACAACGGTGGGTTGCAGTTGAGTGGTGCCATTGGGACCAACGCACCCCCACCCCTCAATGGTTGAGAAGCAGGCGGTTTGTTGGGCATGGGCTGGGGCCTGGGCCAACGCAATGACCAAGGCCAACGCAAGATGTTTGTGCATGGGGCTGTGGTGGGTGGGTGCCGGGCCTGGGGGCCGCGGCTGGGCCAGCATGGCGCCCCCGCCGGTGGTGGCAGGGGGCGTTGTTGCTGTTCGTTACCTGGTGGGTCAGTAGTAGTGCACCTCCCCGTCAACAAAGGAGTCGGGGTATTTGCGCTGATACTGCTGAATGGCGTGCTCACACTCCTGTTTCGAGGGGTAGCAGCCGAGGTTTTGGCGTTGAACGTAGGCGGGAAAGTTCACGTCGGTGAATTTACGGAACACCTGCCAGACCATGCGGCCCGGCTGGTGTGTTGGCGTCTTGGTCATGGTGTGCGGTGGTGGTGGGTGGGCCCCATTGCTGGGGCCCTGGTGGGTTAGTTGGTGCTGGTGTAGTGCTGCCGCTTGTCCATGTATTCGAGAACTTGCGCCTCGGTGATGGTGCGACTGCCAACTGGCAGGCCTTGCTCATAGGCCATGGCGCACCAGCCGGTGTGGCTGGATGTGGTGCGCATGAATTGAACGGTTGACCCTGGGAAGATCACCCGTTCGACGTGTTGCAGGTTGGTCATGGTGCGACGTGGTGGATGGGTTGGGTGCCGGTATGGGTGACTGGCTGGCGGGCTAGTTCCCCCAGGGCCAGCAGCCAGAGGGCTGCAGTTCCCAGGGTGACGGCCGCGGCGACGGGTAGGGACCGCATGGGTCAGGCCTCCCCGTACCAAAACAGCTCAGCAAACCAGTCCATGGCCTGGTCTTCCGCCTCGGTGAGGTGAAAGTGCTGCCATGGCGTACCCCAGTCGGCCCATTGCAGTTCACAACTGCAGGGTTCAGCGTCGACGTCCAGCTCAACTAGCAGCCGCAATGCAGGGCCGCCGGTGGTGAGCAGGATGCAGCCTTCCTCGGGGCTGAGCGTCTGGCCTGGTGTCTGCCAGCCGCTTTGCACTTGAACCGACAAGGCCAGCTCCCTGGCTTCCTCCTGGACTTCCTCGACCTCTTCATCGCTGGTGATCATCCCCTCCAGATAACGCACATACAGGGCGCACACGTTGTCGACGTGGGCCCGTGCGTTCTCCTGGCCTGGGCTGAGCTGTTGTTGCTCCTTCTCTTTAGTTGTCATGGTTCTGTGGATCTGTGGTGGGTGCTACCGGTGAGGGCAGCAGGGAAGGGGCCGTGGCCCCCTCCGGGCTGTCGTCAGTTGGTGCGGCACCACTGGCTGGCAAACCCCAGCGGAATGGTGCTGGGGACTGGTGCCAGGGGCCAGGTCCCCGGCTCTTCTGTAACCCCTTCATAAAGGCAGGGGTGCCATTGGCTGATCGGCTGGGCCCCGGTGCGATCCCTCCAGGCTTTAAAAGCCTGGAGTTCTGGCAGCTCGGGGCATGTGGCTGGGCAGCTGGTTTCCCCGCAATACAGGGAGCGGCAGGCCATTGGGTAGGCCCGCTGTTCACGACGTCGCGTCATGGCTCAGTACCCCAGCCAAGCCAACAGGGCCTCAGCGTTGCGGGCGTCCAGGTGGCACCAGCTGACGCCGTGGCTGTTGGCGTAGATGTCGTCCAAGGTAAAGCCATGCTCCCGTAGGAGCTGGGTGGCATCCCCATGGCTGAGGTTGCCGTCCTGGTCGGCGTAGTCCAGGACGCTTTCCGCGTATGTCATGTGCATGTGGTGGGTGGTGGGTGCCATCGGCCTATTGGCCATTGGCTTGCCCCCATCCTACCACCATCCGTGGTGGACTGCGACCGTTTCGACCGCCCCACCCTGGTCGACTTTGGTAGGCCCTGGTTTGCCCCTGGTGCTGCAGGGACGTAGGGCGGGCTCAAAGAACCACAGGGGCGGCCTAGGCCAACTCCAGGCCCCACCACACCCAGCACCCACCCCACCGACCCCCTGTCCACCCCTGCGCACCTGTCATCACTGCAGGTACGCAGACACCTAGGACGCTTTGGGGCGACTGGGCTGCACGCTGTCCAGCGGTTGTTCCAGCCTGTCCAAGTACCCCCTGGTGCCCCTCAGGTGGCCGGCGGTGACCCCCATGGGGGGTGACGATGCCGTCCGCACTAGGCATAAGCCCCTCGCATTTTCCCAACCAAAAACAGGTCGATCTAGGTGGGCCTGTATCCAAACGGGTGGAGGGAAGGGGGGAGGATCGTTGCCGTCTAGCCATGGCTGCTACTTGGTCAACGGCCAACGGTCGATCCAAAGGACCTATGGACCTGGGTTCTATATCTGTCTTCTGTACAGAAGCCTTTGGCCCTTGGCGACCTAGGTGGACCTAAGAAGAGATCAATAGAGGAAAAGGGAAACGGGCCTGTGGTCGCTAGGGTAGGCGTTGACCTTTTTGACAGGGGGGTTTATTTTCCGTAAGCAAAACCCCTTCTGCCCACTAGGTTCGGCAAAACCTGATGGGCAGTCAGAGCAGGGGCGCGTCAGTTGGGAGCTGACTTCATGGACAGTAGATGGACTGAGGAGAGGTTTGCAATGGTTCACCTGGAAGACGCCGCCAGGGTCAGGGAGCGCCTTAGGGACCGAAGCCTCAGTGGGTCGGACCTCAAGGTGTTCTGGGCCGTCGTGTCCAACGTGGAGCCCAGAAAGGGCTATGCGGAGGTCACGGTGAAGCACCTGGCCGACCAGCTGCAGATGAACTACACGCAGACCGTGAACAGCATTGGGAGGCTCCAGAAGCAGCTTCTGCTGGTCAAGTGGAGGGATGGGGTCAGCGGGCAGTCGTGCATCCTTCCCAACCCCAAGCTGGTGTCCTGTGGAGGCAAGAGCAAACGGGCCTACCTCTGGAAGCTGTTTGAGCAGGCCGTGAACGGGTAGGCCTACACTGTTGGTGTGCATCTGTGGTGGGTGCCTGTTAGAGAGGGGTAGTCGCTCCCCTCTCTTCAGCTTTCTGGAGAGGTCGTCACATGGCCAAGCGCACCAACGACATCCATGAGCAGCTGGCTGACCTGCACATGGGGTTGGCATTGCTGTTGAAGGAGAAGCTGCAAGACGGCACCATCAACAGCTCGGAGTTGAATGTCCTCCGGCAGTTCCTCAAGGACAACCAGATCAGTGCTCAG